CTCGTAATACTCTTGGTTGGTCATGGTTTCCAAGGAACTGTGGCCAGGGGTAGGAGGTGCAAACTCGCTACCCCACAACTTTAGGTGAACGAAGGCGAGAGGAGAAGGACCTGTGTGCCTGAGCTGAACTGTCCGGAAATTCCGGAATGTTTAACACGTCCGAGAAACGTGTAAGCCAAGCTTACAGGTGAAGGGGACTTAGATGCCTGCCGCAGTTAAGCGAGCCTCAAGACTTTCGATCTTGGCGACAGCTTCCTGCAGTGCAGCCGTCAACAGGGGTACCAGTTTGGATTGGTCGATGCCTTGGTAGATGGGGTTGCCGTCATCATCGACTGCATCCTTCTCGCCAGTGATGGCTTCAGGAACAACGGTCTGGACTTCATGAGCAATAAAACCATCAACCGTCTTGGCAGGATCCGCGATGAAGTTGAAGCGGCTGGGCTTCAGTTGCTGCAGGCGGGTGATGCCGTCAGTGACTGCAGTGACGTTTTCCTTGAGGCGATAGTCAGAGGAGGTATTAAATGAAACTGATGTTGTGCCACTGTGGGAAATAGATCCAGCAGCGACGTCAGCGCTGTTGTAAAAAAGAGCAAAATACTGTCCAGCTCCTTGTGTATCGGAGTTCTGGATGACCACACCGTTGTCGGTGTTCATTGCTGCTTTTAGTGAAATCTTGCCTGATGCTGGACTAGACCCAGTAGACGTACCAACCAAGAGCCTGCCGGAGCTGTCAAGCACCATGCTTGTCGCAAGCCCGCTTCGCCTAATCCACTTAAAGCCCCCATCGCCGGACGTGAACTCAAGATGTCCTGTGCCGGCATTATATCCAAGCGTTCCGTAGTAACTTGCGTTTGCACCAAAAGTAATATCACCTAAAACGTCTAGTTTTGTAGAATTTCTGTCGCTCGTAGTGCCAATCCCTACGTTGCCTGCGGAAGTAATCCGAAGACGCTCCGTGCCGGTCGTTGATGTGTTATTGGCCGCCGTCCAAAAGCCTATTTGTGTAGCATAGTTTTGAGCGCTAGAACCGCCTCCAATATTGATCTCGTTAGCCGAAGAATCACTAATTGCATAAATCATCATCAAGTTCTCTTCTGAACTTGTGTAATGACGACACTGAATCTTGGCTTGCTTTAGGGCGGCATTAGTAGCCGAATCCGAAAGCACTACTGTATTTACCGAACCAACAACATCGAGAGGTGCGCCAGGGCTACTGGTCCCTATGCCTACACGCCCTGAGCTGTCGATGCGCAGGCGTTCTTGAACAGCTCCAGATCCAGGGTAAGTCCAAAAACTTAAGTTAGATGGAGTACCATCATGAGAATACGCGCCAACTGTCGCAACATAATCACTATTGTCATATCCCAAAGAAATAGCAGTCCCAGAAGATTTCTGAAAGCGCCCTACTTCATAAAAATTGCCAGACCATATATTACCTCCAACAGCGTGGAGCTTTGTTCCTTGCGTGCCACCAGTGCCAACCCCAACATTCCCACTCGCATCCACAAACAATCTGCCAGACCCACCAGTGCTGATGGCTACTTGGTCTGCGCCGGGGGAATAAATGCCGGTATTGGTATCGCCAGTAAACATCAGCGATGGCAATGCTGCAGTACCCAATGGCACACTGAATCGTTCGCTGCTAGTCCACGCATCGGTGGCATCAACCCAGTTGATCGTCTTATCTGTGGTGCCTTTCAGCGTGATGCCGCCGCCATCAGCGGTTACATCAGTAGGAGTAGCAACATCACCAATGATGATGTTCTTGTCTTCCACCAGCAGGTTCTGAGTGCTGATGGTGGTTGTGGTGCCGTTGACGGTTAGATCACCTGCGACCGTCACAGCAGCGTCAAACGTTGCTGCACCTGTTACATCAAGCGTGCCAGGAATGTCTACGTTGCTGGTCCACTCCACGCCGGTACCAGCGGCATCGGTCTGCAGTAGTTGCCGTGCGGTTCCATCCGCAAGCTTGCTAACAGCTATTTCAGCATTTGCCGCGATATCTGCATCAACGATGCTGGCGTTGCCGCTCACCAGCACGGTGCCGCTTTGATTGGGCAGCGTGATAGTGCGATCAGCAGTTGGATTGGTAACAGCCAGAGTTGTTTCAAACCCATCAGCGGTGCTGCCTTCAAAGGTCAGGCTGCCAGTGCTGCCGATCTCAAGGTTGCCAGTGATGGTCAGATTGCCGCTGCCATCTGGTATGGGCAGATATGCCAGGCTATTCCAGTTGGTGCTGCCATTGCCAATCTTGAACTTCTTAGTGTCTGTCTCATAGCCGATCTCACCCGATAGCAGGATCGGATTGGCTGCTGTCCAGTTTGCAGCGGTATCCTTCCGCTGCGCCATCTGTACACGGATCGTTGTAGCAGTCATGATTCAGCACCACCAGCTTGAATGATAAGAGTGGCAGCCACTGCCGGATCGGCATCGTCTGCTTGCAAGATGAATGGCGCGGTGCCACTCATTGCGTAGGATGTGAATGCAGCCTCTGCACCGAGCGCAGCAGGTTCGCCCACGAGGGTGTAGAGCAGGAAGTTGCCAATCAGTGCGACCAGCTCAACCGTCATGTCTGTGTAAACGCCCCGCTGGATCTCATCCGGTTTGGCAGCATATCGATATAAAGAATCTGTTGGCACCACATTGGCCGATCCCCAGAATGCTGTAGGCAGAGTGAACGTGCGATGGCTACCAGCCGAATCCACGTAGTGATTGCGGATCAATGTCGCCTGTGATTCCACCAGATTGGTGTAGGTCAGCGTCAACCTGAAGTTGCTTTGCCTGAGGCTATGCCGGAACAACACCGGCGCACCGATCAGCGTCTCTTCAGAACTGACGTTTAAGCCGCCAAGGTCGTATTGAAAACTAGATGGCAGCAGCTCAGGGTAAGCGGTCATATCAGATACGGCGGCAGGAGCTGCAGCTCCACCGTAGCGTCGATGATGTCGCAGGATTGATCAATCACCGGCGCCGATAGGTAGCGCCATAGGTAGTTGGCGGGAAATGTCAGATTCGTGGCGATCAGCGTGGTGGCACTCAGATCAAACGGCTCAAACGTGCCATGCAATGCGTAGTGGCTGATAAGGCTGAATCTGTCGGCTGATGATAATCGCGTGAAAGTCATGCGCAGGATATGACCCACCGACGCATTGCTATGGCGGACGCTGGTCTCATAGCCATCGAGCACCGCGAACTCAGTGCTAGCGCTGGTGCCTGGTGTGTATGTCCTGGTAGATGGCTGCAGTGCGGGAAAGGTGGCCATGGTTAGTTATCAGGGTTGAGATCAACCTCAATAGTGATATTGTTCGCGTTTGCCGTTGGGCTGAATTGCCAGACGCCGGCATAGCTTGAGGTATAGCCAATCGCACTGCTGCAAATGTTTTGAGTCATGACCAGCCTGATCTGAGTAATGCTATAAGCAAATCCAGAGCTAGATGTCAGTGATCCATTGGTGTAGGTGCTTGTGTAGATATAAGCCAAATCACTATCCCCGCCTCCGCATGAAACCGTGTGCGTTCTGCTCCCGGATCCATTCAATGGCACGCCTATTTTGGGGCTAGCTGCCTGACCTGATTGCGTTGGCGTGCGTGCATTGATTGAATCGTTGACTGTCCACCAGCCATAGACGGTCTGAGTTGACGTGCCACCAGAGACTGAATAGCCATTTGACAGCCATCCGGTTGTGGTGCCGCCAGTGGTGTTTGTTCCCTGAAGCGATCCATTGGTTGCGGAGCCAACCCATCGCCAGTATCCGAATTGTGTTGGGATTGGATTAACAACAGCTGCAGTTGTGCCAAGCGTGCGGGGTGAGCCATAGCCATCAGAGGTTGATGGATCCTTGCAACGACCAACGGCGACGATAAAGTAGTCGACCTCAGACGTGGTGATCGATAGCGTATAAGCTCCTGCAATCGGCTCGTCTTGGCAGGAGATATCAAATTCTTCGCCGGTGTTTTTGTCGATCTTAGACCAGCACACCTGGCCGGCGCAGCCAAGATTGGATTCAGATACTGATAATGTATCGCCAACCAATGGCGTGCCATTGACGCCAGTGCCGCCAGTGATCACATTTAATGCGGCATCATCCTCAAGTGGATCCGCCGGATTGTCCCATCCCCCCACTGGTGTCTGTCCACCTGTTGGCTCACCACTTGGCTGTGACACATCAGGGCCGACTGGTGGATAGCCACCTATGGGCCATGTTGATTCGGTTGGTGATGGCAGGTTGACCGTCGTCTCAGCCTCAGTCGGTGGATCGAAGTTACCGCCGCTAGCTGGATAATCAATGCCGCCGCCGCCAAGCCCAGTGTTGTCTGATGATGAGTTTTCATCACAGCTGTAATCACTGCGGCCAGATGAGATTGTGAACCCAGGCGCTGTGGCCGCCGCAACTTCAAGCGCTACCAAGCTGCGGCCTTGACCATCGATGGGAAAGTGAGTTAGATCAAAGATGCAGGCACCGCTAGCAGTCTTCTCAATCCGCTCGACTTCATATAGGAAGTCGTGATAGCTCAGCGCTGTGGTGGCAGTTTCACGGCGCAAGCGAACGCGAACGATATCGCCCAATTCGAGTGTGCTGTTGTAGCTGCTTGGCCTTACGTTCAAGCGCAGCGTATGCGTGATGTACTTGCGCCGCGCCAAACGAAATGCGCCAACCTTTACCGCATGGGTTTCGCTTGCGCAGAACTGACTCATGTCATATTGCTCAAACGGGCCAGCCGTTGCCTCACCGGTGTAGCGCACTTCAGTGGTGCGCGGAAAGCCGATGTCAGAGTCTGGCTGCTGCCGCCACATCATCTGCAGGCAGATCGGCTGACGATCGGCCAATGAGATGTATTGAATCTCAAAGCCATCTGGCAGCAGATGATCCTCTGTGAATGTGAACTCCCATCCAATGGCCGTGGTCTTGATGGTGTGATCAACGTTCACAGGAAGCCGTGGCTTGAACGC